TTGGTGCGCGATACGATCCGACAGGGACTGGTCGAGGGCGAGCCTATTGACCAGATCACGCGTCGCCTAAAAGGCACAAGCAGGGCGAAGTATGCCGATGGGTTGCTAGATCGTTCGCGGCGGGAATTGCAAGCGCTTACACGCACGGCCGTTTCTCATACGATGAATACGGCGCGAGATGCGACCTATGCAGACAACCGCGATATATTGAAGGGCTTGCGATGGACTAGCACACTGGACGGGAACACAAGCCCGATCTGCCAGGCGCGTGATACCAAAATGTATCCGGTCACCAGCGGGCCACGGCCGCCGGCTCATTGGAATTGCCGAAGTACAATGACCCCTATCACCAAGTCATACCGCGAGCTGGGCCTAGACCTCGACGAAGTGCCGAGGGGCGACCGCGCCAGCATGGATGGTTACGTGCCTGAAGACCTGAATTACGGCCAATGGCTGGGGCGTAAGCCTGCAGCGTTTCAAGATGAGGTGTTGGGCAAGAGCAAGGGCCAGCTGTTTCGCAATGGCGGGCTGAAGCTCGACAAATTCGTGAATCGGGCAGGTAACGAGATGAACCTGGCCGAGTTGAAGATCAGGCACCCGGCGGCCTTTGAGAAAGCCGGGTTAGAGTAAAGGTGCATCATCCCCGCTGCCCAGTATGCCGCAACCGAGACGGCACCGAAGCCGATGGTACGGTGGTTCGCGAGTATCGGCCTTTCATGGTGAGCGGGAAGGTCGACGGCAAGCTCAAGCCGTTGCATCGCGACGTGTTAAAATGCAAGTGGTGCGATACGCCGCTACTGGTGCGCAGCAACGGTGACTGGGTGTCCGCGCACCGGGTGAAGTAGAGTACAGGAAAACCCCAACAGCCTCGCAAACACGGGGCTTTTTTACAGCCGCAATAGGCGGTTTTATGCCAATCTCAAGGAGACGCTAAGCGATGGCAGACGAAACGACATACACGCAGGATCAGGTAGACGAGCAGATCAAGGCCGCATTGGCGAAAGAGACTGAAGGTCTCAAGGCCAAGCGCGACGAACTGCTGGCCGACGTCCGCAAACAGAAAGACGATAAGGCCGAGTTGAACGACCGGCTGCAGAAGCTGGAAGACTCGCAAGAAGATGCTGCACGCGCAAAAGCAGAGGCCGAGGGCAACGTAGACGAGATCAAGGCGCAGGTCGCGAAAGAGTACGATCGCAAACTGGAGCGGCTGCAGAAAGACCTCGACGCGTCCGCTCAGAAATACGAGGCCGAGCACGGCGTGAACAAGCGCCTACTGATCGACAACGGACTGACCGACGCACTCACCCAGGCAGGCGTAGCAAAGGAACTGATGCCGGCAGCACGCGCCCGACTCAAAGAACAGGGCATCGAACTGGAAGACATTGAAGGCGAGCGACAAGCCCGCATCGATGGCAAGGACATTTCTGAATATGTCTCCGAATGGTCGCAGGGCGACGAGGGGAGACACTTCATTTCTGCCGCAAACAACGGCGGTGGTGGCGCCAATGGCGCAAACGGTGGCGGTCAGGCTGCGCCGAAACTCAGCGACATGAACGAATCAGAACGTGTCGCATTTGCACAGCGTGACCCGGATGGATTCCGGCGCGCGGCAAATATCCAATAACAGCCAACTTGAGGTAATAACCGATGGCTACCGTCCAACTCTCGGACACTTTTGTCCACGACGTATACATGAGCTATTCGCAGCTGAATGCTGTTGAATCGCTCGCTTTCTGGCAGTCTGGCATCATCGCCAACAACTCCACCCTCGACGGCTACGCCCGCAACGGCGGGACCGAACTCGTGCTGCCGTTCTGGAAAGACCTCGACCCGGATATCGAGCAGAACTACAGCAACGACGATCCAGTTGATCTGGCGACCCCCAACAAGGTCGGCAGCGGCACGATGAAGGCTAGAAAAAGCTTCGTAAACCAAGGCTATTCCGATATGGATCTGGTCGTGGAGCTGACCGGCTCGGACCCGATGCAGCATATTCGAAGCCGATTCGGCACCTACTGGTCGCGTCGTTTGCAGCGTCGTCTAGTGGCAGTCGCCAATGGCGTCGTCGCTGACAACATTGCCAACGATGCCAGTGACATGGGTCTGGATATTTCTGCTGCAGGCGGTGCTGCGGCGGTTTTTAACGGCGACGCGGTAATTGATACCGCCTACACGCTTGAAGAATCGGTCGACGGTATCGGTGCTATCGTGATGCATCCCAAGATCGAGGCGCGAGCAAAGAAGGACGACCAGATCGAGTATGTTCTCGATTCGTCTGGCCAGCTCACCATCCCGACCTATAAGGGACTGCGCGTAGTGCGCTCGGCCAAGGGCGGCACCGATCTGGGCGGCGGCGTGTATCGCACGTTTATGTTCGGAGCCGGCGCGTTCGGCTTCGGCCAAGAGGAAGGATCGCTGTTCGGTTATGGCCAGGGCGCCCCGCGTAACCCGGTCGAGATCGAGCGTGAGCCCCGTGCTGGTAACGGCGGCGGCATGGAAACCATTTGGGAGCGCAAGACCTGGATTCTGCACCCGTTTGGCTTCTCTTGGGATGACGGCACCCTGGTAGAGTTCAGCCCGACCGATGCTGATCTGGCCGACGCTACGCATTGGGATCGTGTTGTTGACCGCGAGCAGGTTCCGTTTGCATTCCTCGATTCCCGCGCCGGGGCCGCATAAGGAGTAAGCTATGAAAGACCTTGAAGCACGACAGAAGGACCGCAAGGAGCGCGCCAAGCGCAACGCGGAACGGGATCAGCCCTCGCAGGCTGAATCCAAGACCAGCGCCGCAGCCGGTAACGGTGGCGGCGCAAAGAAGGCCGAATAGGCCACAACGGCGGGTGGCATGTGCTGCCCGCCTATTCCCAACACAGGTGAGCCGCAATGGTGGTTGAAGATGGGACTGGCGTAGAAGGCGCCAACAGCTATGTCGATATGCCATATGCGGACGCCTACCACCTGGCCCGCGGTAATGCGTGGCTGGAAGGTGAAGACGCGCTGGTACGCGCGACTGACTATATCGACCGTGAGTTTTCCGGTCTATTCTTAGGTGATCGAAAAGCCTTCGATCAGTCGCTGGAATGGCCCCGAAAGCACGTGCCGATCGGGGGTTACAAGTATTTCGGCGACGACGTGATACCGGATGCGCTTAAAAAGGCAGTGTGTGACGTGGCCCTAGCGATGGTGCAAGGCACTACGGAGACCGCCACAGGCGGCGCCATAAAATCTGAGAAGATCGACGACGTAGGCGAATTTCAGTATTTCGAGCCAACTGAGTACGAGACAAGTGGCTTTGGCGTAGACGTTGCCGATACGCTGCGCCGGTTTTTGCGGCCCGCTAACCGGCTGGTGCGCGTATGACTATCGCGACACGGTTTCAGGGGCTCGCTAGCAGGCTGGTCGACAAGTTCGCCAGCACGGCGACGATTGAGCGCACTACGGATAGCGGATATGACCCGGTAGAAGGCGAGGCGACGACAAATACTCAGGTGTTTGACCTCAAAATCACGCCACCGAAGGCATACACCGAAGCGCTGATTGACGGCACGTTGATCCAGAAGGATGACTTTCAGGTGTTCATCGCATCGGATGCCGGCGTGGAGCCAATGATCGGCGACCGTCTAATCTATAATGGCGTGATATATAGCGTTATTCGCGTGGTGGAGGCGTCTACTCCCGACAACGATGTGGCCGGTTATCGACTGCAATGCAGAGGATGATATGAGCTTCGCCAGCGACCTAAACAGGTTCGCCAATAAATCCGGCGAGCAGATAGATCAGGCGCGCCGCACGACGGTGCTGGATCTGTTCTCGGCAGTTATCAAGGACACGCCGGTAAAGACAGGGCGCGCTAAAGGCAACTGGCAAACCAGCGTGGGCACGGTAAAGGCCGCGGTGCTGGATCGCACAGGCGAATCCGCGGCACAAGACGAGCTGCTTGCTGCGCTGGGTCAGTGGCATGACGACGAAACGATATATATCGCCAATGGACTGCCCTATATTGAGCGCCTTGAAGACGGATCTTCAAAACAAGCGCCGGCCGGCATGGTTCGGCGAAACGTGACCCGCTTCGATACCCTACTAAACGCCGCGGCCCGACAGGCGAATAAATGATCGAAAATATCCGCAAAGCACTGGACAGCCACCTGGCAACTATGCCGCCGGCTATCGATGTGGCGTGGCCCAATCGGCCGTATGATCCGCAGATCGGCACGCCATGGATGCGCCCGAATCTGCTGCCCACGCCGCCGAGACAGGCCGAGTTAGGCTTGCAAGGCCGCAACGCTCACACAGGTATCTATCAGATCAGTGTATTCTACCCTGCGGGCAACGGGCCGGGACGGGCCGAAGACGCTGCCAGCGCGCTGGTGGAGCGATTCAAGCGCGGAACTGACGTCACCTATGCGAATCACCTTGTACGCTGCGTTATGGCTGGCTACAGAGACGGCACGCAGGAGCCGGACTGGTACTCGCTGATTGTCGAGATTGAGTACCGGGCGTATTTGCCCAACTGAAAAGCCGTATTTATACAGCCGCACTGGATGCGGTTTTAATGCCCGCAATAGGAGCAGACCATGGCCGCAACAGGCTCGCAAGCAAGCATCGGCATCATTGCCGAAACTTCATATGGCGTAACGCCCGACACTCCAGTATTCTCCACATTCAGGAATACCGGCGCAACGTTGACGCTGGCAAAAGACACGTTCCAGTCGGAGGAGCTGCGCGACGATCGCCAGATCAGTGATATGCGTCATGGAACAAAATCCGTGACTGGCGATATCAGCTTTGAGTTGTCCTACGGCGGCGTATTCGATGATGTTCTCGAAGCCGCACTCATGGGCACTTGGGCAACCAGCGACTTGGCGGTCGGCACTGAGCGCCGCAGCTTCACTATTGAGCGCAAATTCGGCGGCGCGGCACCGGATGGCAGTGACCTGTTCCAGCTCTATACAGGCGTCGAGTTTTCCAGCCTGAGCCTAACGGTGCAGCCCAGCGGCATTGTGACCGGTAGCGTTACCGTGCTGGGCAAAGACCGCACGCTAGGCACGGCATCGGCAGGCACCTACAGCGCCCCGACCACTACGCCTGTGTTCGACGCGTTTAGCGGATCGGTATCTGAAGGCGGGTCAACGCTTGACCTGGCGACAGAGATGACGCTGAGCCTCGAAAACAGCCTGGCTGCCCGGTACGTGATCGGCAGTGAAAGCACGTTGCGCCCAAGCGATGGCCGGTCGAATGTCACCGGCCAGGCGACGGTTTACTACGACGACAACAGCCTGCTGTCCAAGTTTGACGACGAAACCGATTCCAGCATTACGTTTGAAATCGGCGACGGCACCAACAGCTACACGTTTGCGATGCAGCGGGTAAAATATTCTGGCGCAGCGACTGACGTGAGCGACGAGAGCCCTGTGACTATCCCCATGCCATTCCAAGCGCTATTGGATAGTACCAGCGGCACGAACCTAAGCATCACCAAGTAAGGGACACCCATGGATCTCAAGAAACTCGACACCGTAGCCGGCGCCAATAAGGGCGCGGAACTGACCGTACTAACGCCCGAAGGCGATCGCACCGACATCACCATCCGCGTGGTGGGCATGGATTCGGATATCTACCGGAAAGCGGCGCGCGTCAAGAATGACAAGCGGCTCAAGAAGTTGCAAAAGCGCGGGCGCCAGAATATGACGACCGCAGAACTAGAAGATGAAGCCACAGCGCTACTGACTGACTGCACGCTCGATTGGGCGAACATCGAGGAAGGCGGCAAGGCGTTGGAATGTAGCCGTGAGAACGTCGAGCGCATCTATCGCGATTTCCCGGATATTCGCCGGCAGGTGGATGAGTTCATCGCGGAGCCGGCGTATTTTTTGGGCTAGTCCTGGGGGCGCTGGTCGAGTACGCCGAACACGAGTTCTGGTTAGACGGCGCGGATAGCGGAAGCAAGGCCACACGACGGCAGCATCTGGAAAACAGGGAGCAGCAGACCGGCAAGACGCCGGATTCGCTGATCGGCCCTGTATTTCCTGATGCGGCCGAAGGGGTGTGGGGCGTGTGGCAAGACGTGATTGAAGAACGCCAAATCGGCATGAACGGGCCGGGGCCGCTGACCTACGCCGGGCTGGATGCCTATCAGCGTGTTGTCGGCACCCGGCTGGCGTTGTGGGAAGTTCAGGCGTTGAAAGCACTGGATCGGGTTTGGAGGCAGGCGATATCCTAGTAGCCTCCAATCCCCATTTTGTTTAGATGCGCGTCTATGGCGCGTCGGATTAGTTCGGAGACCGGAAGACCAGTCTCCTCGGATACCCGCTTTAGGCGGGTGATTAGCTGCTCGGGCAGAAATACGTTGGTTCGTTTCATGACCCTAATATACACACGCCTGGCATACAATGCAACAGGTGAATTCAAATGACTGACATAGCAGCCCTGCGCATCGCAGTTGATTCAAAAGGCGTGCGCCAATCGCGGCAAGAGCTTGAAAGGCTGAGCGACACGGGCACGCGCACGGCCCGGCGCGTCAAGACGGCGACCGGCAACATGCGCGCTGGCTTTGATCGACTGAGAACGAGCATCGTGCCGGTCGGCGCTGCGCTGGCAGGCGTAACGGCCGGCCTGGGCTACATGACAGCGCGCACGATCGACGCATTCAAGGAGACCGACTCGCTCGCCCGTGCGATCGGCATCAATACCGGCGTGTTGCAGGAATATGAATACGCGGCAAGCCGTGTCGGCATATCCGGCGAAAAGATGGGCGATATTTTGAAGGACGTGTCCGACAAGATCGGCGATGCGTTCCTGACCGGCGGCGGCGAAGCAATCGACGTGCTGGAAAAGCTGGACTTGGCCGCGCGGGACTTGGTGAAACTTGGCCCGGATAAACAGCTACTG